TCATCTTTCTGGGCACATACTGAGTTACAAAACAATGAAGATACTGACTTTATTAAATTAACTTATAAAGATAATGAAGCTCTACCTGAAACAATAGTTAAAGATATTGAGAAAGCAAAAGAGAAAGCAAGTAAATCAACTTATTGGAAAAACTGGTGGACAGTTTACGGCTTAGGTGAGATTGGTAGTTTAGAGGGTGCATGTATATCAGATTGGAAACAAATAGATCTACCTAATGAAGCAAGGTTATTATGTTACGGTATGGACTGGGGATATAGCAATGACCCTACAACTCTAGTAGCAATGTACAAATATAATAATGCATTTATCTTTGATGAGGTAATATATAAGAAAGGAATGTTAAACACTGAAATAAGTAATTTATTAAAGTCTTATAATGTTGATGAGATAATTTACGCTGATAGTGCTGAGCCAAAATCAATTGCTGAATTAAATAGTTACGGGCACACGGTGTTACCATGTTTAAAAGGAAGAGACAGTATTGTATACGGTATCAACTTAATAAATCAAAATGAAATATACGTAACTAATAGATCAGTAAACATGATCAAAGAACTACAAAACTATATTTGGTTACAAACAAGAGATGGTGAAACATTGAACAAACCTATTGATGCTTACAACCATTGTATTGATGCAATGAGGTATGCAATTACCGCACAATTAGATAATCCACATAGAGGTTCATATCATATATATTAGAATTTTAACAAAATTTTAACATTTCTTTAACATTTTAAACCGAAGTTAGTTTGTATATTAGCTATGTACTTATGTACAAATGTTCATTAAAATACTGAAAAACATTAAGAGGAGTGCTAATCTATAGGAGTACTTAAACGACACACCTCGGCCACTGCGTAAAATGAAAGTGTATCCTCTTAATAATATATCTAGGACAGCATTGATCACATGTCTAAGACGAGTAGGTTAATTAGGGGAAACCACATAACTGAATAGCTAAACGTGTAAAATGATCTGAGAAGCAAAGTAGGTAAAAAGAGTCAATAATCTTGAAGGTTCTGGTATGAAATCCAGATCTTCTCCGCTCAGGAGAGATAGTCAAACATTCATAACGACAGCTAGACCAATTGAAAGAATAAAACCAGACGAATGTTGGAGAGTATAAACACTCTTAAAGAATCTGACAAAGAAACCGGCAAGTCGTATAGCTGGGAGGTTAAAATGATTATACGCATCATTAGACCTAAGGGATCACCTAACTAGATTAAAATATTGAAGAAGTATGGTTAGCCGGAGAAATCCTTAGCGGGAAGAAGGACCGTGTGTTTTGTCAGCACCGAAGAGTCAATGACAGTGGTGAGAGATTCGAATCTCAAAAGTGGTAGAACGTGTACCTCCACAAGGGCGGCCAGACAGCAAACAGGAAGTGAATCCTAGGCCTTCCTGCTAACAGGAGTATATAGGGATTATATACATATCCACCTGAATAGAAGCCTTATAGATGATGATCTGCCAGGAGCAATCTGATTTTATAGGGCTTTCTTTATTTTAACAAAACTTTAACATTTCCTTAACACTTTATATTAACAAATGTTAGTATATTTATATCGTACTTAAAATAATAAATTATGAGTAAAACTAAAGAATTAGATAGAATATCTAGTGAAATAGCTAAAGAATTAGAACCTAAAGTGTTCGAAACAATCTCTTGGGGATTAACTAAAACAGATTTAGATAATGTAGAAGGTGATGAGTTTATAGAACTTGTTACTTACATTGCTAATAAATCATTAAAAAAATTCATTAAAAATATAAATAAATAACTATGGAAGACACTTGGACACTTAAGCAACAATTGCATGACGCATTAGTAGATGTTGATACATTAAAAATGCAAAAGAACAGATTAGAAAAGCAATTAGATAACGAGAAAGAATGTTACTACGCAACTGTTAAATCTTACGAAGACGCAATACATAAATATCATTCTGCTGTGATCAGACAGCTAGATCAAGATGTTGATAAAATAAAACACTTATTAAAAGGTTGGTACGCGATACCAGATGAAGGAGGTCTAGAGATACAATTGACTGATATTATTAAAACAACAATGACTAAAACAATATTAGATTATGAGAAAGCATTACGATAAATTAATACGATTAGCTGCATTAAGTTTATTTACATTGATCTTATTAGCTGGAAGTTTATTACTTTTACATCTTGAAGCATTGATCAATATAATATTTGGATTACAGTAAGGCAGTTAGTTGGTGTTTAGAAAACGACATAAAAGTTTACGTCGAACCTACGAGACAGGGTAAACGGCCACCTGTGATCATAGTTATAGATTTTAAAGGCCGAATTAAAAAAGGTAAAATAGAATATGCACAACAAACAAATTTAGTATGGGAAAAAATAAACGAAATTTACAGCACTTATTATAGTTATTATAATTTGTAATTTGAGTTAGTTTTTAATTAGAAAGGCCTCCGTTTAACATGGGGGTCTTTTTTTTGTTTTATAAAAAAGAAATATGAAATTAAAGGATTTAAGTCTTGAATCAGTAACTTTAGAAGAATATCAAAAAGTTATGATCAAGGATAAAGTTGAGGAAATAGATTTTTTAAAATGTTTTCTTAAACTAAATACAAAAGAAATAAATAAATTACCGCAAAAGAATGTGGATATTTATCAAATGCAAATCAATTCTCTTTTAAATCGTGATCACGAATTAGTAACAAGGTTTAAACTAGATGGAGTAGAATATGGATTTATCCCTAAACTAGATGATATAAGTTATGGGGAAAACATGGACATTACTAAAAACATAGGTGATTATGGTTCTATGCATAAAGCAATGGCTGTTTTATTTAGACCTATTACTCAAAAAATAAATGATCAATATTTAATTGAAGAATACGAAAACACTTATAAATATGCGGATAAATTAAAAAAGATGCCTTTACATGCAACACTAGGAGCGATTGTTTTTTTTTACACTTTAACCAGCGAATTAATGAACTTTACCCTGAGTTATTTGGAGAAGGAAACGGAGATGCAGGACTTGGACCTTCAGCAAACTTTGCGAGAAAATGGAGTGGATTTACTGAGCTCTATACACTCGCTCAAGGAGATGTTACGAGATTTGAAACCGTCGCTAAATTAAAACTGCATAAATGTTATTTGTATTTATCATTTGAAAAAGAAAAAATAGAATTAGAAAATATGTTAATTAAAAAAAATTTTAAGAAATAATGGAAGGTAACTTTTACAATATTACAGAAAAAATAAGAGAACAATTACAAGGGGATGCGTTTGTAAACACTGTGACTTATGGTGACTTATTTCAAGTGGATTTAGCTAAACAAACTATTTTTCCTTTATCGCATTTCCAAGTAGTCTCTGCTACAATGCAGGAAAATGTTTGGAATTTTAATATTTCATTATTAGTTATGGATATTGTAGATAAACCTGAAAAATATAGAGATTCTGATCAACAAGATATTTTCACTGGTAACAACAATGAGCAGGATGTTTGGAATACACAGTTGGCTGTAGCAAATAGATTATTAGAATTATTATACAGAGGTGATTTATATGTCGATAAATTTCAATTAGACGGTCAACCTATTTGTGAACCTTTTACTGATAGATTTGAAAACGAGCTTGCTGGTTGGGAAGTTAGTTTTAATGTTTTAATTCCTAACGATATGACAATATGCGCGGTATAAAAGAAGGATTACAAGCTTTTGGTAAAGCAGTTGTAAATGCAGCAAGATTTAATCTAAGTAATGATGATAAGAATGTAAGTAAAAAGCTATTTGATTCTTTAAATTACAGTGTATTAAACCCTAAACAAGGATTTTACATTGTTGAGTTTGTTATGCAGACTTATGGTTTTTTTCAAGACAAAGGAGTTAGTGGAACTAAAAAGAGAAGAAATACGCCTTACTCATTTCGTAGTAAAGGTGGTAAACAAGGATTAAAAGGAATGCCTCCACCAAGTAAGTTTGATCAATGGTCTGTTAGAAGAGGTATTGCGCCTAGAGATGCTAAAGGTAGATTTTTACCACGTAAATCAGTGGATTTTGCTTTAGCTAGAAGTGTATTTGAAAAAGGCATAAAACCAAGTTTGTTTTTTACAAAACCTTTTAACAAGTATTTCGAAGGTTTATCAGAGGGAATATTAAAAGAATTTAACACACAAATAATAACAACAATTAATAAATTAGACGATGGCAAAAATTAATACTAGAAGTCCATATTACGTGAGTATAGCTAATGTGTTAATGTCTTACGCTACTTGCGAAATATACATTTACACCACGGGTTTTGCTCCTCCCGCACAACCAACATATACTTTAAGAACAAATGCTGTAGATCAAGCTGCGATTTTCGAAATAAGTGAATTAATACAAGATTATTTAAATCCTCAATTAAATCAATATGTGTTAAATCCAAGTTATAATTTAACAACGCATGTAGATGTTACTACAACAGCTTACGACGCTAGCAATACAAATTTAAGCAGCACTACGATTACACGTGCTATTGCTTCTATGGGATACGGTTATTTTGAAGATGGTTCTAATCCACAAAATTTAGCTATGATGTTGATCAGTAACACGGAGATTTTAATACCACAGGGACATGTTACAAGGTTCCCTCTTGATATTAATCAAGCTAACAATATAGTTTATTTATATGAAGGTAATGAGATTGTAAACGCTGCTATAAGTACTGTAGGCAGTCAAGGTTATAATCAATGGAAATATCTTAGTTCATTACCAACTAATGGTACAAATAACATTGCTAATGATTGGTATGAAGCAGCTGAGCAAAATGATTATACAGTGGAAGATAATACCTTGTTGCAAGATTATTGGGATGAAGGTGGGACTTGGCAACCAATAGATAGAGTAATTGTAGAGGGAGCGTCAGGTGTAAAAACATATAAAGTAAGAATGGTACCATGTGATAAATATGACCCAATAAAAGTAACATTCCTCAATAAGTTTGGCGCGTATCAAGATCTTTGGTTTTTTGGTAATTCTCAGAAAGATTTACAGACAACAAAAGAAAAATATAAAAGCAATATTTTAAACGGTATTAATTATGAGACATACAATCCTCAGCAAAAAATATTAAGTAAAAACGCTAATGAAAAATTAACTTTAAATAGTGGTTACTATCCTGAAAATAATAACGAAGTATTTAAACAATTATTTTTAAGTAGAAGTGTTTACATGTTGATTGATGGTGACGATTACCCTGTGGTTGTGAGTAGTTCTAATCTAAAATTTAAAACACAATTAACTGAAAAACTTATAAATTATACGATAAATTTTGAATTTGCTTATGACACAATTAACAATATACGTTAATGCAAACAATACAATTATACATAGAAGGGCAGAGAGTAGATCTTTTTAAAGATGAGTCAGTAACAATTACTGACACTATTAAAAACGCTAAAGATATTAAGCAGGTTTTTACATCATTTACTCAACAATTTACTTTACCAGCAAATAGTGTAAATAATAAGATATTTAAACATTACTACAATTATGATATTGTAAATGGTTACGATGCTAGAATCAGGGTTAATGCTGAAATAAAATTAAATTTTAGTGATTTTAAAGTCGGTAAATTAAAATTAAATTCAGTTGTTTTAAAAAATAATAAAGCATATTCTTATAAAGTTGTTTTTTTTGGCAGCACTGTTGATATTAACGACTTAGTAGGAGAAGACCAGTTAAGCGATTTAATTTTTATAGAAACAAAAGCATCAGGTTCAAATACATCGGTCGTTTCAGACGAGCTGAGAGATACTAGCGCGAGCTTTACAACTACAGTAAGCAAAGGTGATAGAATTAAAAACGAAAATACTAGTCAATATGCAACCATAACAGAAGTTGTTAATAATAGCACGTTAGAATTAGATGCAGATATTTTTACATCTTCACCTGTTAACTATACGATTTTTTTAAGTCCAATCTATGGTAACGAAGCTGTTAAAGCGAAACTACAGTTAGACCCAACATTAGCTAAAAACACTTTGGTTGTACCTATGATCACTCACACTAAAAGACTTTATTATGATTCTTCAGCCGCAATACAAGGCGATGGAAACTTATATTGGAATGGAGGCGGTGTGGGTGCAGCTGATCACGGAGTGGAATTTAATGATTTAAAATTTGCTATTAGAGTTGATGAAATAATTAATGCAATAGAAAACACTTACACTATTGCAAATGGCTATCCACAAGACTTAGTTTTCAGTAACGACTTTTTTAATAATTCAAACGCTACTTATTACAATCTTTACATGTGGATGAATAGAAATCAAGGAGATGTCGAAACAAGTACTAGTGTCGATGCTTTTACATTTACTGTAACCCCTTGGAGTGGTGGTACACAAATAGAAGGTGTTTTTGCATCAGGACCTAACATAAATATTAACCCACATAGTGTTAGTTCATTTCAGTTTGATATACAAATGAATAGTGATCTAGTTGATTATACTTTTGTTCTTTTAAGAAATGGATTGGAAATCTATTCCACCTCAAGATCAGCGGGTGATGGTGATTTTAGTTTTGATGAAACAGATATTGGTGTTGGAGCTAATACATTAGTGGGTACATTTCA